TTAATCCTAGCAGGATCTGCTTCATTAAGTTTTTTAGTTAGTTTATACTTATACATATTATTTTCTCCCCATAAATATTTAGTATCTATTACTTTTGATTGAGCTGCTAATTTTTTTGGGTTAACTAATTTATATCCTAATTTTTTTGTATAATAGTTTTTAGCTTTTTTTTTAAAAGCATAAGGAGTAGCATATTGCGGGCCTGCACCAGGTGTAAACGATGCGGCACCTGCCCCCCCACCTGTACCTGATAATTCTTTAAGTTTATACTTGTACTTTCCCATTTGCCTTTTTTAGTTCTTCTACAAGTTCACAATATTGGAGTAAATCAATTATGTTATCGTTTTTAATAGGAGTAGTTTTTTCTATTTCAGCTATTAAAGGTAAAACCTCATTTAACTTAATTTGAACTGCTTTATCTGTAATATTTTTACTTAGTTTAGTAAGTTCAGTTTTAAGTTCTTGTATCTTTGTATTGTAAAATGTTCTAAGTTTAGGCGTAGAATCAACGGATGTAATAAATTCTTTTAATACTAGTTTTTGAGATTCGTATAAATTAGTATATTTAGTATTAAATTTTTCTAATAAAATTTTGTAAGTTAAAGTTCTTAAGTCTTTATCATATGACTTAAATTCGTCTATTACATCTTCTTTAACTTTAGATTCGGTAACTGGGGTAGTAGATAAATATTCTAATAAAGCAAATCTATTAGATGAAACTTGTTCTACATCAATTGCTCCTGAATATTCTAATTCGATTAATGAATATAGAGCAGCTTGAACTTTATAATTTGGTAATTTTGTTTTAAAAAACTCGTCTAAATTATAGTGTTTTTGAATTTCATTAATTAAATTATATTTTTGTTTTCTTAATGAAGTTCTATTAAGTTTTTTAGATGATTCTAAGATAGTTTGAATTAAAATATTTGATTTGGCTTCACTTAGTTTTTTACTTTTGGTTAAGCCTTCATATAACTTTAATTCTTTACCTAGCTCACTTTTTACAAAATACTTTTTAATTATGTTTAAGGCAGGAGATTGGATATTGTTAAGCGTATCAGCTGTTACTTGGCGGACCAATATTTCAAATAGAATACCCGTATTCTTAAACTTGGAATGTTTTATTTTCATCCTAGGATTTATTTATAAATATATGGAGATACTTATTCAGTTAAATTACTTTCGTCTAATAGCGATTCTCCTGCACTTTTTTTACCGAAAATTATATTTTTATTTAAACTTTCTAATAGTGTTTTATTTTTAGCATACACAGATTTAGAAGTTTCTAAAGCTAGGGGTGAATCTCCTTTATAATTTGGTGTTCCAAATCCTTCTTGGTCGTCTACTTTATTATCTTTTCTACCTAATCTGTCTCTACCCAATACATTTTGTTGAGTATTTATATTAGATACTTTTTCTTCAGGGCGACCTAACGGAGCTTTTTCATCGTATCCTTTAGGTACTGAAGCGTCTTCATATCTATTTCGACCATATAGAGAAGCTAAATCGTGTGGGGTGCCGTATGAGCGTCCTGTTTCTAGCGGATCATTTCCTTCTTCTGCTATTTGTTTGTTTCTAAATGCACGTTTTTGGTCTTCGATTACTAAATCTCTATATTCTTCATATTGGTCTTCACTGAATTGGAATACATTATGATATATCCAATCAGTAGGAATAATTTTTAGCTCAAGCATTTGGGTAGCTAAATCAACTTTTTCTTTTAGTAATGCTACTTTTTCCTGTTCAGCAATAATTGAAGGAGTTGTTAAACTTAACTCAAAATTTGTTAATTGGTCACCATCATATCCTTGAGTATATAAATGTACTAATGCTATTTTATATAATTCAGATAGTAAAATACGTTGTATTCTATCAATTGTACGAGCAAATCTAATATCTTCAGCGGCTAATGTTGCTTTACCTGTTAAATCTTTTTCATACCCCATAAATGCTTTAGGTACCTTAAGGGCGGCAAATAATTTATCTCTTAAATAAGCAACGTCTTCAATACCATTATATTCTAATCCTTTAGCAGTATCAATTTTAGTTGTTGAATCGTTGCCCCTTACTGGAATATAAAAATCTTCAAGGAGATTTTGCATATTATATTTTAGATTATATTCACCTGTTTTTTCATCAATCAATGGAGTTTTCTTCATTGTTTGAATAGTTTTTTGCATAAATGCATCTACCTCTTGGGGTGGGATATTACCTACGTTTATATAAAAAACACGTCTTTCAGGGGCACGAGAAATTCTATGAATTAACATCGCATCCTCCATTAAGATATATTGTTTAAATAATCTACGACCTGGTTCTAAGTATGAACGGCCATAAGGAAGATAATTAACATCAGTTAATAATCTAAAATGAGCTATTTCATAATTATCAAATACAATTTGATTTTCGGAAGGTTTAGTATTTGGGGTAGCGTAATAACCTGATCCCCCTGTATAATATCCGTTAGGAGAAAATGTAAATTGAACTTTAGCAGGGTTTTCTATATCAAAATTTTCTTGTCTTTGTATATGATATGCTGTATAGGGTATTACATTATATACTCCAAACTTTTCTGCTATTTCTAATTTAAGAAAAAAGTCACCATATTTACACATTTGGCGAGTCCAAGACCATAAATTAAATTCAATATTTAATACGTCATAAAACAAATTATAAAGTACTTTTTGTATATCATCATCACTACTTCTAATTTGAAGTACCTCACCCATATCGTTTTTTAGGGTACATTCATCAGCTATAATATCAAGAGCAGAAGCTACAATAGCATCTGTATCCATTGTATCATAATCACTGTATAAATAAGTTCTTAAATATTGATATTGTAAATTATATTGTTGCCCTAATAATGAAGTAGCAGCTGGGTTTGTGTATAGTTTATTAAATTTATCTATTAGAGAATTTGTTTGAAATTCCCCACTAGTTTGAATTTTGTCGGTATCAATTACTTTTAATTGATTACCCCCATCATTTCTAATAATTACGTCTGTTGAAAATAGACGCCTTAGTCTTGAAAATACATCAGTGTTTGCCATTGTTTATAAATATATTAAAGGAGCCATCTTATGTCTTCTTGTTGATCTCCAATTTGTTGTATGTATGGGTTAGGAACATTATTGCTGTTAAATACTACAGGAGTATTATTTTTTCTCATATTTCCTAAAGCTGCTCTAGTCATATCTAAGCCTTGTTGTTGGAATTTAAGTGATGTATCTCTTAAATACATTCCTATTCCAAAAGACATTACTAAGTCATCGTTATAACCTTGTTGAGCTTCAGGACGTCCATTTTTCCAAACGAATACTTTCATTTCTTCAAGTAAACGTTTAGATTGTATTGTAACACTTTTATCACCAATATATTCTCTCATTTTATTTACTATAAGAGGACGGGTGCGTTGAGACATTGTAAAACCTGGGGTCATGTTTGAACCATATTCATATCTATTAAAATATGATTCTGCGGATAATGCATCACTTTTAGGAGAATAATATAAATTTTGATATCCTCTTTCCATTATGGTTTCTAAAGTAGCCCACCCTATAGATGAATTTTCGGGGGCTAATAAGGCATTATTGTATTCTGCTGCTAAACCAACTAAAAAGTGTCCAAATTCTTTTGGAGCAAGTTGTCCTTTATATTCAGCTACTTGCACATTTGTTTCAATATCTATAACGTGGGCCGTAGAAAAGTCTCTACCATCTCCTCTAGCTACGTCAGCTGTAACCATGTATTCTCTAGAATAATCTGCTTGCTCCCAAACCCATAAGTTTTTATCTAAACCTCTACGTTCCATAGGTTCTTTAATAGAAGTTTGTGATATAAATTCAATCCATTCTGGAAAAAATACTGTTTCTCCTGATGTGCTAAAATCACAGTCACATTCTTGAGCGGCTATTCTAGGGTTACCTAATAGTTCATCTTGGCGTTTTCTCCAAGCTTCGTCTCGTTCAGGGTGAACATACCAAGGTAATTTAATAGGTAAAAAGTCGTTATCGGCTGCTTCAGCTCTAGCCCAAGTTTGATGGAACCAGTTACCTGTTCCGTTTGGAGTGGATAATACAATTGCTCCACCACCTGTTGCTAATGTTTGTTGTGAGGATGCCCAAATATTTTCTACATTTTCAATAAATGCCGCCTCGTCAATTATCAATAAAGATACTGCTTCAGATCTACCTGCATCACTAGCTGCTGATACTGCTTTGATTTGCGAGCCGTTGTCTAATCTGAGGGTTAGTTTATTATTTTCTTCAGCTCCTATTTTTAACCATGAAGGTAAGTTGTCGTACATAAACTTAACCTTAGTTACCATATTTTTAGCTGTTTCTTGTTTAGTTGCTAAACAAAGTACATTTTTATCTTTGTGAAATAACATCCACCATAAAGAATAACCCGCAGCTAAAGTTGATATACCTAGCTGTCTAGATTTTAATACAATAGAGTATGGATTATCTCTCCAAAGATTTAATACTTTACCTTGGAAAGGGTATAAATTAAATATTACCCTTCCCCTTTGGGGGTGTTGGATGAAACAATACTTGCGCATAAAATGACTTGGGTCTTTAGCACAGGCGATATATTCATCTTTTATTATCTGTCTTAAATCTTCACTCATTTACCTAGTTTCCAAAGCAATTTGAACGAGCCTTGTGGGGTTAAATCTTGATTTATCCCTACACCCACGCCAATTGCTTTACGTTTTTTGGTTCTGTATAGAATTTCACCACCAATATAACCAAGTTGCCTTGGACTTCCAACCACTCCTACACCAGTATACCATTCTCTATTATTGAGATAAATAGTTTTTTCAATTGTAATTTCAGGTATTTCTAAATTTGATTGAACCTTACGAGCTATAATATAGTTTTTTGTTATAGTGTCGCTTATTACTATGTTACCAAATGTATCAACTTGAACTGTATCTTGATAAGCGTATTTGGAATAATAGTCTTTTAGTATTTCGTTGGTATCAATTGGAGTGTAGAATGTATCTGTTTCGAATTCAAATTCGGTTACAGTTTCTACTTTGGTTCTCCATTTGGGAACATATACTGGGGTTTCAACTTTAACTGGGATTTTTTTAATTGTTGTTTTAATCTCTATTCGTTCCTCTTGGGTTTTATCAAGGGTAAGGAGATAAATTATAATACCAACTAATACAGCTATTATTGAATAATGTAATATTTTAGTCTTCATCTTCTAGTTTGCTGAACTTGGTCTTGAGCTGATTTTTGCGTTGGGTAAGTTCTTTCATTTTGGCTAAAAGCATTTCTTCTTCTTTGGTTCTTTCTGTAGGTTTTTTAGCAACTATAGCTTTGATTTTACCGACATTGGCTTTAAGTTCCTTAGCAATTTTAGTAAATTCGGTTTGGGCTTTAGCTAAAGATTTTTCTTTTCTAATTTCAGCTTCTGTAGGTTCTTCTTCGGATTCTGTTGTAATTTTTATTGTATCCCCAGGTTTAGTTTGAAGATCTTTAAGTTCACCAGGTTTAGCTTCTATATTTAGCTCAGCTAAAATGATTTCTTTAATATATTGTTTTAATTCGGATTTTTTCATAATTAAGGGCGGGGATAAAAGGGTCTAACAGGTCTATTTAATCTATCGCGACGAGGAGGAGCTTGATATCTTGGTCTTGGGGGTGTTACTATTACCCTAGGACTCCTATATACAATAACAGGAGGAGATGGAACATATCTCCAACTATAAAATCTCCAATCTCGTCTGCTATAAGGCGATATATATGGACCCGAAGGAGCAAAATAAATATCGTCCCAATATGAGGAAGGAGGGATAGTAGGTGTTACTGAGGTATAAGTTGAAGTCCTACATGAACCTAATAATAATACCAATGATATAAATAATATTCTTAGCATTGTTTTTCCTATAAATATTACGGAAATATAGTAGATATCACCTTTTCAACTCGTTCCTCAACAGAACCCGATAATTCAATTAAATTTTTAATTCTATTATTGTAAATCCATAACGTTTTACGAATAGCTTGATCTATTTTATCTCTATACTCTGCATTTGTTTCTCTAACCCCATTATCCTCAATAGCAACTCCTACAGGACTAATATAGAAGATATAATCGTATTCTTCGATTAGAAACTTAGCAGTATTTTCAAATGTTTCCTTTTCATATATATTCATAGATTCAGAACATTGACTAAATGCTATAACATCAATAACAGTTCTGTCTGTAATAATGTTTTCGCACAATAGTTCAGCTGAACGTTCAGCTAAAAATACAAGTTGTCCTTTGAATGTTGAATCTGTGTTTAATGGAATACCTAAACTATTTAGATATTTTGAACGTTCAGTTCTAGATTCATAATCTTTGAATAATTTATGCTGTTTTAGAGCATTGACTAATGTAGTTTTCCCACACGACATTGTTCCGCAAAAACCTATTTTCATATAACAATATTTTTATTAATTAAATATAACAAAGAAAGCTTGGTTTCCCAAGCTTTACTTTAAGTAATTTTTAATTTTTTAATTAGGGTCCTTGAGGTGTTCTAAATTGCTTTATTAATTCAATTAATTTTTTATAAGCTTTGTATCCTATTCCAAAACCTTGAAAGTCATCTATAGAAGGTTTATTTTTATTACCTGTAATATGTACTTCCATAAAATTATGGGGTAAAACACTCGAAATATCATTAACTGTGTACTGTAATGTCTTATCTAATCCATTATCTTTACAAATTTTTTTCATTTTCTCTACCATTCCCATTACTTTCATCCATAAATCTGCATAGATAGACTCTATTGAAGCTTCTCTATTATTGAGTCGTCGCCGTATAGTTTCAATAGGTTCTTCTAAATCAAACCATACTTCTTTTAATTGATCTAAAGCTTGATCAGTATTTTCACCTTCAGCAATAATACCAGCAAGTTTCTGCATTCTACGAAATTCTTCGGATAATATTTGTTTCATAATTTAAATGTTTGTTTGATTATACATATCAAAAAAAAAATAAAAAACGATATTTTTAATATCTACTTGTTCCTGTAACGCTAGGTTTTTTATACCATGGAAGTCCTTCTCTATCTTTGCGTGCTTCTTTCCATTGTTCTTCTGTTTTAGGAATGCCATAAAGATAGTATTCGCGTTTACGCATGTTACCTTCGGGTATTAAAGCAGGGCCGTCCCAATTGTGGAGCTTGCCATCCCATATGTATGCTATTGTGCCGTCGGCTTTAGTAAGTTTTTTGGTGGGTTCCCATTTTTCCATAGTGTTTTTGGGCATAAATATAAAAAAGAAAGCTTGGTTTCCCAAGCTTAACTTTAAGTAATTTTATATTTCCAAATAAATCCATAAGCTGTTTTTTGTCTACCCGCAGCACAATCTGCTATTTGATTGCCTGATTTTCCTAAATGTCTACCGGCTTCCTGGGCCGATTGGTATTCATTAAGTAAGTTACCTTGGAGATTATATTGAAATATAGGTTTATGGTGGCCTAAATAATTTTTGGGTTTACCTCTAAGAGCATCTCCTATTTTGCTAGACCATGTTATGTCTCTACCTTTATTTGCTTTACTAATATTTTGTTTCCATTCTTCACTTCGGGGTCCTAAACCTTTACCTTTTCTATTTTCACTTTGACGTTGTTTTACTTCATCAGTATAAGCCCAAGTGCCTCCCCCTTTAGAATATTCAGTTTGGTTAATTATTTTGTACCCTAATTTTTTATATTCTTCAATAAGAGTATGTTCATATAAGTAAGCTTTTTGTTCATTATCAAAGTATTTAAGAATTTCCCAAAAACATTCAACTTTAGAAGTAATATTTTTCCATCCTTTATTTGATTTTTTATGACCAGCTCTATTACCTGTTCCCTTTCCTACATAAAAAGGTTCATTAATATCTTTTCTAATCCAGTGATATACATAATATTTCATGATTATAAATATCACCAGAAGTTAAATACTTACATTTTTCTTAAAATACTTTCAGCAATATAAACACCTTGGCTACCTGCTACTGTTATTCCTCTTGCTGATAAAGCATCTCCAGCAAAATACACATTTGGGTATTTTGTTAAAGATAAATCGTTGTAATTTACAAGAGGCTCTGCGGAGACATATTTTACCTCGGGAATATATATGCCAAAGTCATCACCTAATGTTGGAAATACTTTTTTCATATCTTCAATAAAATCTGTAATGTAGCTAAAGTATCCTTGAAATATTTCTTCTACTTTGCTTAATTCGGTTAATCTTATAACTCGAACAGGTTCATTTTCGGATGTAGAAGAAGGTGAACGATCGCTTGGGCTGTAATATAAACCTGCTTTATAAACAAAATTTTCTTTTGTTGGAGAATGAGAAGCAGGAATATTAACAGATAGGTTACATTGGTTAACTACATTGCGAGACCATTCAAACGGGTTTTCAATGCCGTTAATTTCCATCAAAATACCAAAATTTGTCATGTTGTTTAGGTATTTTGGATCTTTTTTGGCGTGGCCGTTGTAGCTGTAGTCGCCGTATGTTTCTTCTACGGCAACATATGCCGCATTATTGTTTGTACAAAAAGAGCGAAGCGAAACGCCTTTATCTTCAAATTTTCTATAAAGTTTAAAATCATATGAAATGTCTATTAGTTTTTGGAAATGGTGTTGTGGGCTTTCAAATCTGCACCCGATTTGGACACTTTTGGGTTCATCTGGGAGTTCATATTTATTAGCTAGTTGTTGAGCAAAGTCAATACCTGATTTACCTACTGCAAATATGAGTTCATCGTATTTGTTTCCAAACTCACCACACATAATCATTTGATTATCAAAATCAATATCGGTTACTTTTGTTTCCCAAATAAATTTAACACCTTTAGATACTAAATAATCATACCATCGTTTTCCTATTTCGTGGAGATAATCGGTACCAATATGATATACCCCAAATAAACGTAAACCGAAATAAGGTTTAATAAAATCTGGTTCTTCGGTAGGGTTGGAGTACATAATGGCTTCTGGTTTTGGGTGAAAACGTTTTACCATTTCTATAACTTGATCCATTAAATTATATGCTTTTTTCTCACCACAATATTTTGATAATTGGCCCCCAATTGCTGTATGATATGTTAATTTACCATCACTCCAAAGTCCACATCCCATGAAACCTGACATAACTTCATCAGGTGGACGTTCGTAAGGATCTTTCCCCATATCAATAATTGTAATTAATTCTCCGGGATATCCATTGTCTACTAATTTGGTAGCAGCGTTAATACCTGCTACACCTGCTCCTACAATTACTATTTTTTTCATATTTCAAATTGTTAACTATTAAATATACATAAAAAAAGTGGCGTCTCCAAGTTTATTGGGATGACGCCACAGCTGTCAGTTTTTTTGTTAAGCGACCGGCTATGAATCGGCCTGTATTAATTATAACGAAGTCTTTCCCTAATTAATTTTTGTAAAGTTTCTTCTAATTTTGAAGAACTTTTAATATCCTTTTTAGTTAAACCTGGTCCTATAAATACATAATTTCCTCCAGATTGGGGGGCAAACCCTAAAGATTGAAGTAATTTTTTATCAGAATCACTTAAACTTAGTTTTTCAGGATTAACAATACTTAAAGCTGTATCTTCTTCTTTAGCATACATAGAACCAATTAAAGCTAATAATTCAATTTTATTACTTTTTACCATATCAGCTGTAATTTTAAATTCATTAAATATATCATCAATCATAGCTTCTCCTAATATATCTTTAAAAAGAGTTCTATATTCTTCTAATTTATTTAATTGAGCTTGAGTATCTTTACCTGGTTTAGTAGCCATAGCTTTAGACCTTTTTTCAAACTTTATACCTAAAAGTGATTCTATTTTCTTTAAAAATAAATCAGGACTTTTTCTAATATTAAGTATTAAATTAGAAATTTTAGCAGCAGGCGTATTTTTATTAGCCATATTTTGGTTTAATTGTGTATCTGTATAACTTTCTATTGTATCTTTGCCTAAAAGACGGCCTAAACTTAAATTTGTACTTATACGAGATAATACTAAAGCAATTTGCCCATTTCTATTTAGTTTAGTAAGAGCATCTACATCCTTTGCAATTGTATCTTCAGCTTTATCTACTACTTTTTCTGGAGGTGGGGGATTTACTGGGGGTTGATCTGTTTTAGGTGAATCTGGGTTAGTTGGAGGAGGGGTGTCTATTATTTCAGGATTTTCTGTTGTTGGTTCTAAGGGTCTTAAATTTTGATATAAATCATTTAGTACTTGAGCTCTTGAAGATTTTCTTCCTTTCCATCTAGCTAAAGCTACTACAGCTCCTCCAGCTAATAATCCTACTCCTAAAGCTTTTAAAATAGGAGCAGCTACAACATATTTAGTAGTAGTTACTGTAACTGTTTTAATAAATTGTTGTAATACCATTCCTCTTAAAGTTCCTCCTTCTACAGTAACTAAAGTATCATTAGGAGTAGCACCTGTTCCTGCCCAATCTCCTTTAAATAATTCTCTTAAAGTATCTCCATATTTATTAGGATTTTCAGATATAGCTTCGATTGTAGCTCTAGCTGCATCAGGTTTCATAAAAGCTCCTCCCTTTTCAGTAAACATTTCAATACCTTTGTCAAGATTTCCCCCTCCTATTCTTCTTACAGCTTCTAAAAATTCTTGAGGAGAAGAATTAGGATTTAAATTTAAATCAAATGCTCTATTTAAAACTTGAGTTGCTCCTTCTCCGGATCTAATATTTGCTAAGGTTTCTGCTTTTTCTTTAAGAATTGTATATGTTACTTCTCTTTCTTCACTACATAAAGCTTTTATTAACCATCCTAAAGCTCCAAAAGAAAGCCCTAATCCCATCATAGATAAAGGTAATTTCCAAGATTTTAAAGTTTTTACTCTTTCACTATCAAATGCTTGAAGTTCACCAGATTTAAGTTTTGATTTAGTATCTGCGGTTTTAGCATCTAATTCTCCTCTTTTTCTTGCTAATCTTTCATCATCTGTTTCTTCTTCAGCTTCATCAATTTCCTGATTTTCATTAGTTACTGAATAAATGGCTGCTAATTTTACATCTAAAAATTCTTTTACATATTCTCTTAAATCATTAATTATAGCATTAGCAGCATCAATAGGAATAAATTCCTTATCCTCTGGGGATTTTTTAGTACCTGCTACTATTCCATCGTATACTTTGCTTATTTCTAAACATATATCAATAAAATCTTCTTGGCTTTTATTATTAGGAAATTCAGGAGTTTTGGATTTTATAAGATCATCTAATTTGTCAATAGCTTCATTACTACTTTTTCTTAAAATATCTTTAACTTTAACAGCAGATTCAGCATCAACTTTTCCTTTACCAAAAATTTTACCTCCTGCTTTATATCTACCTAATTTAGATAAAGCATATTTAGCATTTTCCCAAAATCCTTCATTTAAAAGATAAGCTTGATCTATATAAGATATAATTTCATTATATTCTCTATATTCAGTTTCAGTAATTATACCTGCTCTTTTTTGTAAAAGTAATCTTTCTTGTAAATTCATATTTTGTGTATCTTTAATCTAAGTGTTCCTGTTCCTTTTATTACACGATGATATTCGTGCCTGGGTATAAATATACGAGAGTTTAGGGAAGTCGGCAACTGATTATCAAGTTGTAGTTTCCAATCGGTTTTGCCTATGATTTCTACTATGCGGCTTTCATCGTCTCGATGCCAAAGTAATTCTATAGGGTCTATATTTTCGTCAAATTCACGAATAATATAGCTGTCTGTGATTTCTATGTCTGTGTAAGGGCGCATTTTTATTTACGTTGCAAAATTAAATTAAATGTATCTTCTTTAGTAAGAATGTATCCATTTAAATTTTTTATATATATTTTGTATAATCGTATTCTTTTAGGATCAGAACTAATTTTAATTTGATTAGGCTTAAAATCAGATAATGCTTTACGTATTATACTTATAACGGTACTCATAATACGATATATATTTCCTTTATTAGTTTTAATTTCAAAATCAACATCATCATCCTCATCATCTTCTTCATAGAGCACGCCAAAATCAACTTTCATTTCTCCTTTAGATATATCAAAATAAACTACATATTTAGTACCATCTTCTGTAGTAAAGAATGCTTTATGTTTAGATTTATCATAGTCATATTCATATGGAGTTACAGATATTTCTCCTAGTTCCTTTAGTATATTTATAAGTTTAATCATTTTTTGTCATCTGTAATTGGACCACCAACCACCCAAGCATCGCAAGTTCGAGCAGCAGCGCATTTGAATTTTAAAAACCTACAATATCCTAACTTACCAGCATTAATAACATCAAACGGATCTTCTGTACCTTCATCATTGCCTATTCCTTTAGCAATGCAATCTAATGTTTTGGTTGTAATATCAAAAGCAGCACAATTGCCACAGCGGGAAGTTTTGGCTTCTTCTATGGAATCGAGTTTCCACATATCAACTTTAGCTTGCCAAAATTTTTCGTTGGGTTCATTTGGATTTAACGGCCCATACCCGTATTCGTTTATAGCTTTTTGTCTGTTTTGCAGATTTAACTCTATGTTTTGGGTTGGAGCAGGGCATTGGTTTAGCTCGGCTTCGCTTAATATGTTAAGTAGTTTTATCATTTTATTTTCCCCCATTTCTTACCTTTACCAGGATCTTTACATTTGGATGGTGTTGGACGACATGAAGGATATTTTGAGCGTATTTCACCTTTTTGTCTTCCACAAGGTTTATACCCTGTTATTTTTCCGTCTTTGCGGATTGGTGAATTACAATCAACCCAACCTCCTGTTTTACCCGGTGCTCCTTTACGTTTGAACCAGGTGCGGAGTGTTTCTTTAACTTTTTCACGAATTAATTCTTCGTTGAGACTTTCGGCATCGTATTCTTCTTCGTCGATACCTTCAGCACCGTAGTCTACTCCTGCTGCCTTGAGTTTTCTCAGCATCGCTGGAAGATCATCGACCTGCTGTATACGCCACCCGGCACGAGTAATATAGTCAAAAGGATCACTGATGACTTGTTGCTGGATAGGATGACCAGGGTCGCTACTAAACCATTCACCCGTGGGTAATTCTTCGAAACGCCGAGCATCAAACACGGTGAGATAACTGCGATTAGCTTTCAAACGTGGCACATCTTGTCGATCGAAGTACACCGTTGGTTGACCCGGACTGTATTGGGCTACAAATCGGGTTTGATCAGCATTACCTGTAGCATAGAGGGCTGTAAATAACTTAGTACCAGCAAAGATACCGGTTATCCTACCCGTGTATTCTTTGGGGATTTCGCTGTCCTTGGCGAACTGCCCGCTAGTACTGAAATCATCTGTATGGTAATAAGTCCGCATGTTCTGTGCGAAATCAGGGATCTTCTGGCTATCAACACGGTAGACATAATGCTCTACTTCTATTTCGTTTAGTGCTCCTTCACTTAAATATTCTCTTGGCACATCCACATATAATACAACAGCGTATGGTGAGTTTATAGCCAATAAAGCATAGTGTCTGTGGTTTCCATCTATTATTTTATTTGTTGTTCTATTAACCAGTATAGGATAAAAATCTTCTTTCCTATGATCTTCTATATCTTTTAAAGCTTGTTGGTATGATCCTTCTGATGGTTGGTTATCTTCTTTTAATAAAGTATCGTATTTTATTTTTTTATTTTTTATAATTAATATTAAATTAATTTTATCTTCTTCGTCTATAA